GTCGCTGTTGGAAACCTCAACCCTGAGGCCTTCGCCGGCCTTTGCCACAGCAGAGGCACCAGCCTTGAACGCACCAACGATTGCCTGACCCTCAGGAACAACGTCGGACTCAACAACAGACAGACCCCAGATACGAGGATTGGCAGCATATGCGCCATTGCCATAGGAACCATACGCAGGTCCGCCAAGCAGATACTGCAGATTGCTGTCCTTGGTGAGGAGCAGAGCCTCGAGATCGGCAGGATTGATCAGGATCGCATCAGCACCATAACCGGTGGATGTCCTGACGGCCTGCTTTGCCTTAAGGATGTTGTCGAACGAGATGGTGGACTGACCTACCTGCACGCCGCTTGTGCCTGCGAGGGTGGTGACCAGATAGCTCTCAACAGCCTTCTTGAACTCATACAGTCCACGATTGCGGATTGCGCTCTCAAGGAAAGCAGCATCAGACAGAAGCTCGTCGGTCTCCTTGATGAATGCCGTGATCTTGGAAAGAGCGACAGTCTTGGGAGTATAGCCGAAGTGGATCTGATTTTTCTTTGCGCCCTCAGCGGTAACGCCGATCGAACCCTCCATGTCACCAAGGACATAGTAGGTGAGGGAATTGCCATTGATCGCCTCAGATCCGAAGAGGCCGCGCACGTTCAGCTCGCCCTGCGGATCAACAACCTTGTTGTCAACTACGGTGACGGTGGGCTTTGTCTCCACATCGTTGTATGCCTTGTAGGCAAACGACTTGGAGCCCTTGACGGTCTTCAGCTCCTCAAGGTTCGCGCTCTTGATCTCGTCGGTCTTCTCTTCCTTGTCCTGGCCGATGGACTTCATCACTGCGGTGGCCTCGTCGGCCTTCCTGATCATCTCCTCAAGGCCCTTGATCTCCTCGACAAGACCCTCACTGGACTTGATGGCTTCCTCGTTGCCCTCGTTGACCTGGGGCATGAGAGCTTTCAGCTCTTCCTGCTTTGCTACAAGCTTTTCTTTGATACTCATTTTTTTAACCTCCATAAATGTTGTTATTAGCTGCATATTCCAGAATCTCATCCCTCCGAGCATTGAGCGCCTCAAGCTCCTTTGAGGGTGCGCCCTCATTGGCTTTCGGCTCTTCCTTTGCGTCTTCGGTTTCTTCTGGCTTATCATCGCCCTCGCCATCCAGAAGGGAATTGGCAAGGGAAATAATCTGCTTTATGATGTCCTCATCAGATTTGCGATTGCGTCTGCCGGACTTGATCTCGGTTACGACCGCATGCTGATTAGCGGGGACCACAACAACAGAGACCTCAAACAGATCGACCTTGGTCAGCACCTGCGTGATGCCCTTCAGCTTCTGTTCATCCGTGGGCTCTTTCGCTTCCTTGATGTCATAAGCAAAAGAGAACTGATACACCGCGCCGGACTTGACCATCTCACGGACTTCCTGAGCCTTTTCGGAATTAAAAAAGCTCGCTGTGATCAGCGGGCCTTTTTCCGTATCTTCTATGCTGTCTACCGTTCCGATAACCGCATCCATGTTGTGATTGAAGCACAGCGGGAACGGATGCCCTGTCTCCTGTCTTGCCTTTATCGTCTCCGTAAAGGCTCCCGGCGCGACAATGTCACCATATGCATCCGGCTCTTCATCATAGGTGGAAAAGTATCCGCTTATCTTGCCGGTATCATCGGCTTTGAAATTAACTGTTTTATACTTCATCTTTACACCTCCGTATAAATCACTTCTGTGGAGCAATTGCATCCGCAGCTCTCATCAGGATCAAGATTGTCATCACCCGGCCACCGCGCTCCATTGGAAAACTCAGCATCAATACCCACTGTTTCACCGTTCATTGCGGCATGCGTCGGTCTACTGTTCGGACCGGTAACCCATACCTTCTGGATGATTTTCTTTGGGTCTTCTCTGTGTGCCTGTCTTCCGGCTTCACATATCGCAAAGCCTGCTGCCGCGAGTGCCAATGACGTTCCCAGGCGTTTTGCATCCGTCTTTTCTCTCTTTTCAAAAACGTCCGCAGGCTCTTCGTCATCCTCAAGAGCCTCTGCTATATCGTCAAAAGTCCGGCTGTTGATTGCATGTGCGCGACCCTTTGTCATGGCCTCAAGATAATTCCTGGTGATGTCCGTGTTATACTCGGAGTGCAACACCTCAGCCGCATCTAGTCCGTGCGCATCTGCGATCTCGTCAATTTTTGCAAGCAGATCCTTTGTGAGCTCCTTATCCCATCTGTCAGCGTCCCACCAATCTGTATCCGCTCCAATCTTAGGGAGCACGCTTGCCGCCTGTCGCTTGATGAATTTCTGCAGTATGCTCTCGATGCTGTTCTGCTCTGCTTCGGTTGCCTGGCCTTTTATCCGGATATCTGCTGCAGACTTGGCACGCATCTTGATGGCCTGTCCCTTTTGCGTGTCATCGCTCTCATCCACAGGTGGATTGTCCACACCGTTGTTAAGGTTCAACGGCACTATCAGCTCATCAGCTCCCTCAATAGGCGGCAGGTTATTGTCTGCTCTCGCTTCATTCCGAGTCATATACGGTGCACCAACTGCAGCCTGCAGAATCGCCGCACGCTCCTCGAATGAGCCCTTGAGCTTTTCGGTCAGATCGAATTCAACATATAAATCATTTTCATCTTCCACCATCGGGATCAGGAAGCTGTTGAACCTCTGTTGCAGCATCTGGATCAGAGGCCCCAGGCATTCAGCATACAGAGCCCTTGCATTGTCCTTGGAACTTGCATATGTCTGTGTATCGCTATGCCATACAAGCGATGGATTTATGCCATATGCCGCCGCCACACTTTCACGGGACAACTTGACCGATTCCGCCCATTGTGATTCCTTGAAGGACGTTGAAAACGGCTTGATTTCCATTCCGTCCTCAAGCAAGGGGATTGATCCGGCTTTTTCTCCACCAGCTCCCCATCCCTCACGGAATGCCGTCACAAATCTTTTCCGTGCTTCATCGTCCCACGGCTGCACATCCTTCGGTCTGACTATCTGGGCATTAAGTCTTCCGCTTGAATGCCAGAGCTGCTTTCTGAAGTTGCCTGCCTCGATCTGCTCCTGCAATGTCTGCCGCAGTCCGCTTATCGGGGATATATATTTGCCAGGGCTCCCAGGTGCGTATGTCTTAAAGCACACAAACTCTGTGCGCGGGATCTCCACAAAAGAGCCTGTGCTTGTGCTTACAACAATGGATTCGGGAGCATACACTGATCCGCCCTTGGTCTCTGTCACCCACTCCGACGGAATAACCCTCATCTGGTAGCCCGACAGACTTTCGGCATCCGGCACGACCCACACATAGACACAGCCAAAAACGAGATACTCAATCGACACCGCGCGGATAAACTCATAAGCCGTCTGATCTTCATTCGGTCTCCATAACAGTTTAGCCGCTATGCTCTCTCTGTCTCTCTGCCTGCTCGCTTCACCGTTGCGCTTGTAAACCTTCAGGGGCAATTGTGCGATGCTATTCGCCAGAAAGTTGACTACCGCCTGCAGATTGTCCTGCGTCTGATATAGTTTTTTCGCCGTGTAGTTGAGCACCTGTGTTGGAGCGTCCGACCCAAGGGATATCTGTATCACCGTAGGCCTTGTGAAAGCTCGCAACCTTTCCATTATTGAGGGCATATTACATCCTCCCTAAATACTTCCGCTTTATGAAATCAATCCGCATATCTGCCGCAATCCTTGCGTAATCGTGGTTGTAGTGTTCTTTTTGCCGCATCAGCATGGCAATTTCCAGATACCATCCCGAATCACGGAACACATTTATCTTGCTTGTTGTAAGTGAGTCTGTTCTTACAAGCCATTCATAAAGATCATCATGAATAACCGCCGCAGTCTCACACACATCGCATTGCATGATATGTTGGTAACAATCATCTATTGCCAGGCATTCAGGAAATTCGACACACTTGCTTGTCTTTACCGCCTTGCTCCACGGCATCCCACCGTATATCTCCTGGCATATGAGCTCCGGTGTCTCCACTTTCGGGAACCGATCATGATGATTCCCCCGCTTTCCTGTTGATAACCGTGTCGCGATCCAATTGAACCGGATGATGTCAGGATAATCATTGTCAATCGCGCATTGCTTAATCTTCTTGAATGCATCATTGTCGATCAATACATCATCATCATCGAGCCACAAGGTGTATTTATCGGATTTATAATGCTTCATGCCCTCATTCCTGGCACCTGCAGCATATCCCTTGTGGTCCATTGACAGGACTTTATCCGGATCATATTTCTTTACAATCTCAAGACTGTCGTCCGTGCTCTGATCATCGACAATCACCAAGTGATAATCCTGGCATGATTGATTCTTTATGGACTCTATCATGGGCGCCATGCGCTCCCCGCCGTTATAGCAAGGAATTATGATTCTAAAGAAGCTCATACTTGCACCTATCTGGGAATATCCCCTCAAATGTCTCTTTTAATGCGTCACAGGCATTTTGATAATGCTCATCATCCAGATCACCCGCATCGTTGATGCACAAAACATCCGATTTCCTGTTGGCTATATGGTCAAGCACTTCATCATAGCTGTTTGTTATGCGGATATAGTCGTATTTCACATCAAACGGAGCATAATCACCTGTATAATACGCATAATACTGATACAGATATCCCGTAACATTCTCCCAATGCCGCAAAACGGTGATAGTATCGGCGATCTGGGCCGCGCATTTCCGCCCGACCTCTTTCATGGATGCCGTTTTTATGCCCTTCATGCAATGCTGAGGCTTTAGCAGGA